CAGGACGCTCTTCAAATAATTTATTGCCGTCCATCTCTTCAAATTCTTTTAAGTCATTCAGGCTTAATCTATGTGATAGAATACTGCTAATATTCCCCATAATTTTTTTGTTAATTGTTAACCTTTTTGCCATAATAAACGATTTGCTAACACCACCTATACACAATAAAGCGATTGAGGATAGCGCTAATATTAAACATTGTGCTACACTTTACGGTGCATAGCCAAACCGATTATAAAGGTTTTAATCTACTTGCACATAATTAAACTCTGTGTTAAGCAACTTAACTGGCTCACCTACACCCATAACCCAAACACCTTTATTATCTACGCCCATAACCCAAACACCTTTATTATCTACACTTTGGTTTTCTGGCGTTTCAATTACTTGGTGCACACTATTAGGTGTTATGTTTCCAAATGCTTTTCCATGTGCAGTGCACACAGTCACCACTATCTTTTTGCCTTTCATTTTTTCTCTGATTTCCTCCTCAGTTGAGGTGCAGTTGTATACTTTATGCCTAGAAAAACTTCCCTTAACTGAGAGAGTAGTTAGTGAAACTGTTTTACCTACTAACCCACACCTTTTACATTTAAGAATATCGAAGTTTCCTTCCATGGTCACTAAGTTAACTTTTTCAAATTCATGCGGATTATTATTTAGACTTATTGTGTACATACTATTTATATATTAGGTTAAAATTATAATTCTTGGTCTGTAATAAGTTGAAATCTATTCCCTTCTAAGAATATCATGTCCTCAAAGCCATTGTTATCATCTATAAAATTGGCTATCTCCATTCTACCCATCTCCTCTATGAGGTCGTCTGTTGTATAACAATCAGAGTCTAATTCTTCTGTGTGAATATGTCTAACTAAATACATATCACCGTGGTCAAATCCATCACCATCATAAAACATCACCATCATGTCATAAGCTGAGGTTTCCCTGTACATTTCTTTTGTGTTAGCCATAACCTCAAGATTGCCATGAAAATGCATGCGGTTTGCTATAAGGAGTAATGCCTCATCACTTATACTGCTGACTGCTTCGTATATGTCTGCGTAAGTGTTTTTAATTATTTGTGGCTCCATAATTTTTATGCGTTTAGGTTTAAATTATTAATATTCAAATATACTATTAAATATTAATTGAAAAAACCTTTATAACAATGATTATAAATGCTTTAATCTACTTACACATAGTTTTTATGGGTTTAAATTTCATCAGGTTCGGAGTCTTCACTCCATTCTGGGTTGCGTAAGTGGAAGCGCTCAACCTCAAAGGCGAAGAGCCTCACTTTCCATTGATCCACCTTGCCTGGCTTTGCCAGCTCCATTTTCCATCTGGTTGTGATAAGTGTTTCATCAATGCTCATACCCCGTAAACGATTATGCTGTAAACCACCATTCCGAAAAGGCATGCCGTGACGATTATACCAAAGACCTGCATTGCTGTTTGTACATATTTATTTTTCATAGTTTTTTAGTTTAAAGTTTTGCGTGATTCATTTCTATATACTTCTAAAATATAGTCATAGTCAAATTTATAGCTCTTTAAGGCTTTCACAGTTGACTCTACATCTCTAGTGTAAAAAGCTTCGTGGTTATATAACTCCCTAACTATTACACCTTTCTTTCCATTTTCTTTTAGGTCTTGCTTAACGCCGTTCTCATAAATTGAATGTATCTTATTAATTAATTCTGCAGAAGATTCTTTTGGGCAGTATAAACCACCACCTAAATGTGAAATCTCTGTGCCAAGCTTCAGCTTTAATAAACCATCTTTAAATTGGTTTTTTCCAAAAGCGAAGAAGGCTTTAGCTTCTTCAAATGCTTGGGTTTGTTCATCTTCAATGTAATCTTGTAAGAACTTCATAATTTTTAGTTTAAATATTAATAATAATCAAATATACTATTAAATACTAATTGAAAAAAACCTTTATAACAATGATTATAAATGCTTTTATTTAGACTAATCTATATATTCCTCGGTATACCTAGCCTTACTCAGAAAGCTAAACTCATAGGCGGGTAAACCGGTCTATTCTCTACACCTATTAGTTATTATTTTCATTGTTGAAATTATTAATGGTTTACAGATGAGCACTATATTAGAGATATTAAATTTTACGGGGTTCAAAAATCAAATCAGACTTTAGTTTTATAGGAGTCAAAAATCAAATCAGACTTTAGTTTTACGGGGCTCAAAAATCAAATCAGATCAGCTGAATCAAGCCTAAAATATTTTATATACAATTATATTATTATAATAACAGAGACTGATACGTGCTATAGAAACAATCTCCAGTAAGATATATTAGATGAGATATCTGTTTAAAATTAGCTGTTAATTTCCGTAATCTTCAACATATAAATCTATTAATAACTTAGTTTTTTCAAGATCTTTTTTAAAGCTTCCTTTCTTTCTGCATCTCACAATCCTTTTAACTAAGTCAAACTCCCATACATTTAATTTTTGATGGCGCGCAAACTGATATAAGCTTCCACTAGCTTCGTCATAATGTGGGGCGACACAAAATTCACTTACATGTTCTACCATATCAATAGAGGCATTTATCCTTTCTTTTATTATTGCATTAGATTTTTGCGTGCCAAACATAGCTGTAAGTTCGGCTGCACCAGCATTGATTGGTGAGCTTTTATCCTCTTTAAAATAAAACATTTCAGCTGTTCTGTTATATAGGTAGTCTAGCCTCTCAAAAACAAACAGCATGTGCCAAAAGTTATAACCTTCACTACTTTGTGGCCAAATGAAACCTAAGCCTATGTTTATACACTCTTTACTGTGTAAGTCACCAAAAATTTGCTCTACATCTTTTTGTGTAGTACCACACCGTTCCATAGCCAATTCTGCAATTCTTTTTCTTATCTCTGCTGGTAAACTTTCGTATTTCATTATTTTAGACTTATAAAATGATTTGGCTTACCACTATTGCCAACAACAGGTAAACGTAATAATTTAAAAACGGCTTCTGCTCCATCAAGGAACACCTTTAAATCTTCATCAGGTTCACGAGTAAACTCAAATCTTTTTTTACCAACTTCTGTTAATTCCCTAAACAGTTTTGCTTTATTCACATTGTCTTTTAGTTTCATAGTTCTAAATATTTTTAAATTCGCAACTAATATTATCTGCATATCAATAGATTCTATCCAAGCCATACACAAACAGTTAGCCTTAATACTAACCACTTGTATTGAAATCAAATACAATTTGACATCCATAATCTATATCATTTGGGTCTCCATACATAACTGTAATTTTAGGGTCTATTTCATTATCAAATATTCCAATTGTATTGTATCGCATATCTATGCTACAATTCATTTTCTTCAACTTGTTAATTTGGAATTGTATTTTCTTACCTATCTTTATAATTTCTTCTTCTCTATCCATAATCCATTTTATAGTACATGCAACTTTATAAAACATTCACAAATCTAAGTGTGACATTATTTTGCCGCAGTCTGCGCATTGAGAATCACCATGTCTATTTACTGGGAACATGTCTTGATGTAAACATTTACTAACACCAGATAAAATTAACTGTTCATTTCCGTAATCTTCAACTAGCTTCTCACATTCAGCTAGTTTTTTAAGACCATCTTCTTGTGTGGTGAAACCAGCTTTGCCTACTTTCAGAATTTTTAAGGCAACATCTTTTTTTGTTATCATAATTTATTTAATGTACTTTCGGTATTTAGATGTATGTATAAATCAGTTCCACGAAGTTGCTCTTTACTCGGCAAACTACTAACAGTAACAGGTGTAGCAAATAATTTTACTATTCTTTTAGATACATCATTAATATTTTGCTGCGTATCAGTTACACTAGCACTATGCTTACCATCTAATTCAAATAGCAAATCCTTTAGTTTTTTAATTTTATCATTCATAATTATATATTTTTATTTAACCTGTAAAACGGCTTGCCATACCCAAATCCGTTATATACAATGCTAGTAATCGTTATGTAATTGGCATTCGCTAACATCATAAGATTTAATTGTATTACCATTTATATCAGCTACTATCAAATCAATACTAGAACTATAGTAACCATTATTAAAGCCATATCCAGGTACTTTTACAGAGTGTCCGTTAATTGGCTTTAATTCAATTCCGTAATCCCCTACTCTATTAAAGAAGCTATCACCCGTAAGGTCAAATTCTAAACCATAGAAGTCGCTTATTTCTAAATCTGCAAAGTCTAAATAGTGGGTCTCACAACAATCTGGGTCGTGATTTGATAATAGTCTAGTTCCGTCATCGAATACTAGTTCATCATTTTGAATTTTTACTGCTTTTAATTTTTTTCTTTTTACCTTAATATCTGCGTAGCTATTAAGTAGCTTTACAATAGCTTCAGTTAAGTAATTGTCTTTAATAACTTCACCAGCTTCTGTTCCATCAGTTGCTAGTTTTAAAAATTCTTCTGCTTTCATATTTAATATGTTTTACATTTCTACTTCTAACCCAGTGACTATCCTATAAATTTCTCTGGTTATGTGCACGTCATAATCTGCTTCGTGCAGTTTACTTTTATCGATTTCTATTCCAAGCTCTTTTGCCACACTCATAAGCTTAAATGCTGGCATCCTGTGTCTTCTCTTTTCTAGGTAAGTAGATGCTAATACCATTACATCCTGTGAGTCTGACCAAAACCAAGCATTAAAGTAAGGGTCATCGTTCAGTTCAAAGAATTTTCTTAGGAAGTTATCATCGAAGCTTATGTTGTTATACCCAACAAGAAATATCTTATCTTGCTTGTCATACCTATCTACATGAGTTGAAAGCATTACAATTAGTTTCTTGTATACACTTTTCATAGTTGGGTATTTAGCTATTTGCTCTTCAGTTACTTTACTTATTCTCATTGCTTCAGGTTCAATAACAGCTTTTGTGTGCGGTCTAACCTTAAAATCAAATGCCTGTATGATCTCGTCATTCTTTTCAATAAAACCAGATATGTGGTGTATTGAGCTTTTATTTTGATTTAAGCCAGTGGTTTCTAAGTCATAAAAAATCTTAATTACATTTCTCATTGTATTTATTTCTATTATTTTTTCTGGGTACATTTTAGCATACCTGTTCATATAGTCTACACCCCCTTGAGAAAGCTGTTTCTTATCTATGAGTTTGCTTTCTATTTTAAATATAGGGGTTGAGTCTTCATATATCACACTATTTATGCGACTATAATCTTTTAGCGGGTCTAACTTATCCAACCCAAAGTAGCTTTTCTGATATACCTTTGGTGGTTTCAACTCTACTGTCACCAAGTTCATACAGTTCAAACATGTAATTACTCAATCTACCAATAAAGTCCCCAGAGAAATGGTAATCTTCCCACTGTGATGGGCTTATTTTACCTAGGCATAGATCACTCATTAAATGTAGATTGCCCATTATCTCTTGAATCTCATCCATGTATTCCTGTTTATCGTATGCAACTACATCACTTTTTTCTATGTCAACCAACAGCTTTTCTAAATCCTTAGCTATATGTATGCAAACACTGTTTATACTCTCTGGATCTGTTTGTGATGATAGGTAAGTCTTTATAGACAACCTAAATTTCCAATTATGACTCTTAATTAATTCTGGCATCTGTGATTTTTTTGTGGTTAATTCTTCCTATTGCCTGCTTTCTAGCGTTGGCATTTGTGTTTCTTAAATTGTTTCTATTCGTTACAATCCTTTTTCTGGTTTTAGGTGTGAATAGTTCTACTTGGCCATTGGAGCCTGTTAACCCTGAGAATACCCAAACACAGGCTTTAACTGCCCAGGAGCAATGATATTTTTCCCCTTCTTTTACGTGTTTAGGGTAGTAATCTTCTGGCAATATTTGTACATTTACTGTCTCCATATAAGATTAATTTTAATTATAATCAAATATAATACTAAATATTAATTAAAAAAAACCTTTATACCTATGATTATAAAGGCTTTATTGAGTTTTAATCTATAATCTTTATATGCTCATACCCATCTTGATTGAAGTTTTTCATCCACTTACTAAATGAGCTAATGATTCCCTAGTACTGGTGCCGAATTCTTTTTCTATATGCGAGGTTGCAGCAAACATATTAGTCTCTCCTGAATCCCTTAAATCATTTAGAAAATAAAATATTATTTTTTCTTCTTCAGTAATCTTTAAATCTGCCATGGTTTATTTTTTATACCGTTTATTTTTTATGCTATTTATTTCTTTTGTATCTACTAATTATTGCTGTAACTAAAACTATTAGGAACATAATAGCTGCTATGCCTAAAAGTAAACCCAATGCATTTAAAATTTCTGTCATAATTTCTAATTTTTTTTTACGCTATAACTGTGTAAATTTCATCTATATATGTTTTTAAGTCATAATCAAACATGATGTTAAATATTACGTTAAAAAAACCTTACTAACAATTATTATAAAAGCATCTACTCCACTAATTTTAAAACCAGGCTTGGTTTAAATGTAGGTGAGCACATACCACAGCTGTGGGCTCTTTTTGGCTTTCTGTAAAATTGGTGTATGCGCTCACAAGAAGGACAAGCGTATTGATACTTTCCTTTTGGTGGAGTAACTGTGGAATCTCTATCCTGTTTAAAGGTTCTTTCTCCTGTGTAACCTATAAGTCTGCATACCATTTTCCAGGCTTTTCCATGTCCGCCGTCACCATACATTTCATAGGCTATTGCATGTGCTATTTCATGCAACACTGTGTCAATTAATATATGCTCTTCTTGTAGGTTATTAACAGCCCAAGGTTTGCTTATAGTTATTTTCTTTTGATACATGTCGCACTTACCTAATGCTCTTTTATAACCGCCAAAAGCAAAAGTATAGCCATAATCTTCTGCTATGTTTACTTCAACACCATTAGACAGCTCATAAGTTTTATTAACCATAGAAACTGCAATTTCTTTTAAATCTATTAGATCCTCCACAATTTTTAATTTAAATTATTATTAAGAATCAAATATAATAATAAATAATGGTTGAAAAAAACCTTTATAAAAATGATTGTAGAGGTTTTAATATATTTTAAAATGCCGTTGATTTTAACTATTCATACCCATTTTACTTGTGTATAGGTGCATATCAGAAGCATAGTGGTGGTATACACCAACCCCTAAACCCAATGAGTCAGCTACCTTTTTCTGCAGTTTAGAAAAGCAATACTGGTCATTAGAAAAACCATACCATAGATCATTGGACCTCATTACAACATCCATTTCCACTTTATTATCATTGGATATTTGAAAACCTATAGATAAAGTACAAGGTACATCATACTCCTGCAGGTGTTTTTCTTTACCGTCCATTATAGTGATCCAAGCCTGTCTACTTTTATTGTTGGTTCTTAGATCCTCTATACATTTATCAAGCTGGCTATTTCTTTCCCATTGGTAACCATAGTTACTGTTGACTATACCATCACCTCCGTGCATGGTGTCCCAAACTGGCGCTTTCTTAGCTAGCTCAGTTACACTCCTGTTGGCTGATAAATACCACTCAAATTCTCTATTCGCATAGGTTTCATTCCACTTACGAAAAGGCGTAGTTATTATGCTGTCCAAAGGATTTAATATAACAAAACCCACAAACCTAAGTCTATGGGTGCCGTTGTTTCGTACTTCTCCATTCTCATGTATTTCTCTATACAGATCTTCAAATGCGTGTTGCGCGTTGTTGTATACTAATGTTTTCATAAAATTTATTTTTCTCCTGTTGAACCAAAACCACCTTTCCCTCTCCCTGTTTCAGATTTGTATAGATCACCTATACCAACTAACTCAGGCATAGCGTAATTTACCGGTATTAAAATGAACTGAACTAACTTAGCTCCACGTGTTATTTCTGTAGTGCTTTTGCCAGTATTTATTACGTGTATGTGTATTTCTCCTTGGTAATCCTCGTCCACTACTTGAGCACCAACAATAAGCTTTTTCTTGGTTGCTACACCAGACTTATTCATTGCTACAAGCATGTGACCTTTAGGCACTTGCACATGTATACCTGAAGGTATTATTGCATCTTCATTTGGGGTCAATACTATTTTCTCTGCACTATCTGGTACAAAGAAATCTATACCAGCAGAATTCTCTGTCCCTCTTTCTGGTGTTTTCACACTACAAACTTTTGCTATTCTCATATCTATACTATTTAGCGTTTAATTAGCCCGTAATAGGCTCAATATTATTATTTATATATTATGCAGCCAAAAATATCGGGCTACAGCCTGACTGATGTCTACCACTTAACTGACACTCTCACGTATGATTTAAGCCAGTCTAACCCATACGAAGGATCAACCTTAGTTTTAACCATTCTAACCTCTTCAAACACATCTCTGTACACAGCTCTCGCTCTGAGAATTTGAGACTCAGATAAATATTCGTCTCTATTGCTGTGAGTATAGTTCTCTTTCCTATCACATAATATAAGCAATGTGCATCTACACTTCATTCTTTCTTCCAGCAATTCCTTTTTAACCACTCTACTTTCACAACCTCTTATGCTGCTGTACACTATCTCTGATAAATAACTCCTATCAGATATTGAATTTTCAGGGAGTATGTAACTCCCATGAAAATCAAATTCTTTAGGTATGGTTAAATTGAAGTGTTCGACAGGCCAATTAAGTAAACCGTGTAGCATATCGCACACTGTTGATTTACCCTGTTGGTCTGCACCTTCCACTATTATGTTTCTAATCATTTGTTAAAATTACTAGATGTGCTAATCTTTCATAGTCTAAAGCCCGCTGCTTAGTAAAGTCCCAAACAGCATCGTACACACTAAACAGTATTGGAGTGCCATGTGTATTAAAAGATGTGTTTATCAAGCACATGGAATTTGCTTTATCAAGTATTTTTCCTATGATTGTGCTTCTGTCTCTTACAATTTGAGGACGCCCGCTATACCTAGCCTCTAATGGGTATTTATGAATAATACCTTGGTATTTCTCAGATAATGATACATCTTCGCAAATATCATGGGTCATAACCATGTATTCATTTGAAGCTAACACTCTAGAAACATTTTCAGATTTGTCGAACACACACTCTACATATTTATTGAGTATTACAGGTGCCATAGGCATTACTGTATTCCTTCTGTTTATGTGATTTATGTATGCAACATTTTTTGCTGTGGGTAAAGCTAATGTGCTTGTGTTACACAAAGCTCTTGGTCCAAACTCCATATCGCCATGCATGACGTTGACTATGTGGTTCTTATCTATAAGTTCTACAACAGTCTGTATGAATTCCTCTTCAGAATCAACAAACTTTACTGGCGAAGTAAAATTTATGTTAACTTTTTTCGATAATTTCCTTTTGCCAAAACATAGGTCTGAAAAATCAAATGCTCCTATGTATTTTCTATACATTCCTATTGCTGCACCTTGATCACCAGCTAAAGGTAAAACACATACTTGGCCTTTTACTCTAGTCAATACGTGGTTGTTTAGCTTTACATTATAAAAGCACCCACCAGATAATACAACATTTTCTATGTCATAAGCAGAAATAACTTTACTCATTATATTCTCAACACAGGATTGTATTACAAAACCAATTGAACTGCGTATGAAACCTGATGTTGGCTGTTCTACAACTTCAATTTCTTTTAACCTCTCTATGATTTTAGCAAATTCATTGTGATAGCTAAGCTTAACTCCCAGCAATGCAGCAGAGTCTAAATGCTTTGTAGCTTCGGTTTTTGGCGTAGCACCACCCATGCTAGTCCAGATATAATCAGTAATACGATATGACTCATGCTTTAATAACTGAATACCTTCTAGGCTTACATTCTCTTCTATTTTAGACTCATACCCAAGAAATTTATACTCATCTTGTGTTTCTTTCATACCGCAAAAGGAAGTGGCATATTGGTATAATAAACCCAATGACCTTTCGTACCCATGTATACGGCTCACTAAATCCAATTCACCAGGTTTTTGTTCACTTAATTTATAAACTGATATAACTTCCTTTTCATTTCCAAAACCATCAGCAACTACAAAGTGGGTGTTGGTTTCTATTTCTACCCCAGCATTAGTCCTGTTCTCTAAAAATGCTAATGAAGAATATGCATGAGCATCGTGGTGTGTAAACTCCCTTGAAAGCAGCACGAGTTTCATGTCATATCTGTTCATTAGCAGATGCATGTAATCGTAGTCGTAGTACTTACCTGGGAAATACCTAGGTTCAAATGTGTCGAACCAGTGTGAAACAAATATCTTGGCACCCTGCAATTTGGCAGCTTCAACATTTCTTATTATCTCCTCAATTGATTTCTGCGGGAATGCAGAACTTGATTTTATCCCATTGAGCCTTTCCTCCTCATATCCTATTGGCTTTTGTGTGCCATCATAGAATACGGCGCTGGAGTTATGCCCTAAGGTTATCATAAGTCCAGCGCTGTTTTTTCTGTCTAACATAAATCTACTTTACAAATTCTACATTACCTAAAGTAACACACTCTCGCTTTTTGTTCTTTTCATTAACTACTGTGTAGTATATTTTAGTGAGAGTTTTGTTCAAAGATAAGCTTCTAATCTCACCTTTACCATTCTTAGTTTTTCCTGCCGAGAAAATTACTGTTTTACCGACATCCTCTAACGCTTTTTTGTATTGAGCTGTCTCCTTAAATTCCTTTAGCTCAGCTACTCTGTCATCCTTTTTTTCATCAGCGGTTCTTGTGTCCTTTTCTTTAGGTTCAGCTTTTGGCTTAGCTTCTGCTTTTGGCTTAGCTTCTGCTTTTGGCTTAGCTTCTGCTTTTGGCTTAGCTTCTGCTTTTGGCTTAGCTTTTGGCTTAGCTTTTGGCTTAGCTTTTGGCTTAGCTTCTGCTTTTGGCTTAGCTTTTGGCTTAGCTTCTGCTTTTGGCTTAGCTTCTGCTTTTGGCTCAGTGGCCACTACCTCTGGTCCCAATAAATCATCGTTGGTTTCTTCTTTTTTTGTCTTCATGTCTTTTGTTTCTGGTTCACTACTTGGTTTTTCGGCAGTATTGCCTTTTTTACTTCTTGATTGTAGTAGGTCTTGAAGCATTTCTTTTTCTAATCCTTTAGATTTCAGCAAGCGCTTTTCAGCTATAGCAGTTGCCAGGTTTTTTATATCCTCTTGACATATCTTCAGTATTTCTAAGGAGTTTGCATTTGTTTCGCTTACTTTTTCTATAACCCTATCTCGGAAAGTTCCTTCTTTTTCTCCTTGAAATGATTTGTATGTTTTGCCTGTCTCAAGTACAATTTCATGTCTGTCCCTAAATGCATAGTGTTTTGCCTTCATTTTAAATTATTTATGTTGATTATTATGTTCAGCTAATATACTTATATTAAATAGAAATAAAAAACTATTTTAATAATGATTTAAAATTATTTTTAATGATTAGAATGGAACCCCGTCATCATTGTCTATGTTGTCTCTATTCCCTTTAGATGAGTTTATACTTAAACTGAGTATCTGTATATTGTCTTTGGTATAACCTAAGCTAGAATCAATCCTGTCAATTGATGCAGAACTACGCAATCTCCCTTTTAATTTTAAGTAGTTGGTTTCCCCACAGAATTCTGCAAACTCAGCTTTGGTTATAGTAAATTCTTTACCTCTACGTTTAGCATTACTTTTTATTGAGTGGTAAGTATAAGATATTGGGTCTTTGTATTTAGTGTATCTGTGCCTATGCTTACTACAAAATCTATCTCCGCCATTTCTTTTATTCTTACACCTGTATGCTACACATATATGATCAGGTTTATTGCTAGAGATCTTAAACACTAAATTCTTTTTTATACTCTAGCACTATAACTTTTACTGCGCTCATCAAGCTTTTTTGGGATTTATCTTTTCTCCCTAATGCTCTCATAACTTCAACATCTATACTTCCTTTAATCATTAAGTGGTGTATGAATACAGGTTTTTCTTGATTTTGTCTATGAAGTCTAGCATTTAGTTGCATGTATAATTCTAGGGACCAGTTGAGACCGAACCAAACTATTGTATTTCCCCCATACTGTAGGTTTAAACCATGCCCACCAGAAGCTGGGTGCATAATTAGTATTTGTATTTTACCTTCATTCCAGTCATCTATGTGTTGATTTGTTTTTAACTTTACTGGGTCATACTTTTTAAGTCGCTTCATTATCCTAGTTACATCATGCTTAAAGGAGTAGGCTATAATTATAGGTTGGCCATTGGCTGACTCAACAATTTCCTCTAAAGCATCCAATTTAAGATCGTGTATTTCATGCGAATCTTTATTCATGTCATAAACAGTGCCATTTGAGAATTGCAGCAATTTATTAGAAAGAGCTGCAGCATTCATGGCAGTTATATTGTTTTCCTCACCATCAATTTTTTCAAGTAATTCAAGAACTTTTTCTCGCTCAAACTCTTTGTACTTTTTCTTTAAGTTATCTGGGAATTGAATCTCTATCATATTGTCATTTCTCTCAGGTAGGTCTAAATAATCTTCTGAACTCATACTTATACAAATATCTCCTATTGCTTCGTGTATTCTAGCATCAGAGCCTTTGTTTATGTCAAACTTAAACTGCACATACGGATTTTTAGAGAAAAATTCTCTTCTAAAATGACTTATAAACCTACCAAGCCTTTTACCCCTGTCAAGTAGATACATTTGTGCCCAGAGATCTAGAAGCCCATTTGGTGAAGGTGTCCCAGTTAAAAGAACAACTCTTTTAAAAGAAGGTTGCACCATTTTTAACGCCTTAAATCTAATTGACTTGTGATTTTTAAAGCTACTACTTTCATCAATTATGCACATATCAAAAGGCAGCATGTTACCTCCATACAAACCACACAGCCAAGCAATGTTGTCCCTACTTATTATGTGTATGTCAGCATCTTTTCTCAAGGCTTCTTCTCTCTTTTTTGGATTGCCTAAAACCTTAACTATTTTGAGATCTTTGAGGTGATCCCATTTTTTTATTTCAGAGTCCCAAACATGTTCAGTAACTCTTTTAGGTGCTATTATTAATATCCTCTCAACATCCATTTCCTCGTACATGAGTATCTTTGCTGCAGTTAAGGATGAGGCAGTTTTACCTAAACCCATGTCTAGGAATACACCGCAATATGGATTGTCCACTATGTGTTTTACTACTCTGTCTTGATAGCTGTGTAAATCAGTTTTTTTCAACATCAGTTATGAATTTTTTAACTTCGTTCATTGTGTCAATCACTAAGACTTTAAATCCCATATCAGTAAGTCTTTTGTGGATTATTTTCTGTAATTTTCTAGGTTTATCTTTTGTAGATTTTGTTTCAATAAAAAATAGGCGGCCACCAGGAAACAAGCACAGTCTATCTGGTAAGCCGCTAAAAAAGTCAGGCACCAATTTTAGTGCCCATCCGCCTATTCTTTTTGACTCATCAACTAAGAGGCGTTCAATTTTTTTTTCACTGTCTTTTTTTGCCTTATTCAAAGTATTGATTTTCTTGAATAAAATTTTTGCTTACCATAATGCTTAAATGTTTTTGTTGATGTGTGGTACTCCCATTCTTCTAAGCCTTTCATTATGTCATTTATTTCTCTAGTGGTGTAGCGGTTCATATTCTCTTTTTCTTTGCCTAAACACTCGCACCATATTTCTGCTATGCAGACAAATTGCTTTTCAATATCACCATCAGCTATTGGGTCTCCTATGTATGTTCTTCTTTCAAATAACTCTCTGTCATCCCAATCATCTGGTAATCCTTTTTCTAGGTACTGCTCTATTATACCAGTTCTGTCATCAATTTCAATATGTTTTGATTGCTCGTCTTTAGCTGCAGCTTCAGCTTTTCCACTTAAGAATAGTTTCTCGCCGTTCTTATATGCTGTGTAGGCTTCTGCCCATATTTGGTCTACTTCATCAGGCAATTCAGTCCAAACATCTTTTTTAACTAGGTTAGGGTTTATGTCTACTGGATTAAATCTACGGTTACCAGTTGCATCAGTTAGGAAATCTTTTTTGTTTGTTGTACCTACAAATATGCATTGCCTTTTAAATGTCTCAGAAGATCTAGCGTATGCTGGTCTAAATTGATCTTCTTGTTTGGTTAGGAAATGTTTTACTGCCTCTACCTCAGCTTTTCTAAAACCCGATAACTCGGCTATTTCTATTATCCAAGCGCCTTGTATTTGTTCTAAAGCTTCTTTACCTTGAACAGTCATGAAAGTATCTGAAAACCACTGCTTGCCTAATATCTTAAAGAAGCTACTTTTGTTTGTGCCTTGATCTCCAATCAAAGTTAGAACCATATCAAACTTACACCCTGGGTTCATTATTCTGGAGACTGCACCCACTAAAGTTTTTCGTATTGCCTCTTTAGTGTATATATTATCCTCTGCACCGAAATAGTCTATGAGTAGATTATCAATTCTAGGAACTTTGTCCCATTCAAGAGAATTCATATAATCTATTATTGGGTGGAAAGATCTCTTTTCAAACTCCAAAGCTAAAGAGTCATCTATTTTAAGTGAACCTGAAATTCCGTAAACACTTTCAATATAATTTCTTACACCTGAGTAGTCAACATTTTTTATTGGCTCTGATTCTGCTATTTTTCTCCAAGGTAGGTTTTTAAATACATACCTCTTGTTGTCAAATTTGTTTTGCTTAAATGCCTCCTTTAATCTAATATCATTTGCAATTATAGCAGTTATGTTGTTTGCTGTAGATAAATATCTACCTCGGCCATCAACATCTAATTCTGTCATCCAATCAATGTCTTCTTGATCACCCTCTATGCCATTGGTGTCATTGGTTTGGTCTTTTTCTCCATCTTCTGTATATTCCCCAAATTCATATTTAGCATTAGATAGATTGTCCCCAGCGATTGTTTTTTTAACCTTTTTATCTTTTTGCACTAGATCTTCCATGGCTCTAAAGCTTGGCTGTCTATTTCCTTTTGGTGTGCCATCACTATCTTTGTGGCTATATAACTGGAGCCTAACTAAGTCAAATGCATTACTTAATTTACCTGAACATGGGTCTGTACCATGGTGAGAAAAAGCAAATTTATCTTCATATACAATAAGCCCAGAAGAAGTGGAGCCTTTTCTATAAGTGTAGCGGTCTTCTTTCTCAGTAGCTAGGTATATTTCTGATAGGTATTTTTCTATTGCTTCTGCTATAGTGTATGACCTGCAAAACGCGCCAACAATTCCCTTTTTGTTTTCTGGGTCTTCTTGCTTTTTACCATTTATTGAAAGATCGCTAAGAGATTTTTTTGCAGTTGGCCACAAACTCGTGTCTTTCCAGTCTGTGTATGAGTTTAGTTTCTCATCAGCATCTATCCAAGGGCCGTCTTGGCTTCTAAAATAGTAGTCAATGTCTTTTGGATTCGAAGGCCAAAACATCAACCTATTAGTTTCAAATGTAGTGTTATCAAATAAATCAATGCCCATTGTACCAGCAATGCTTCTTGATATTGCTACGTACTCGTCAGCTGTTACCTCCCTATTTATAGGAATTATCAATCTATACCTAGGGTTTGCTTCGCAGTGTTTGTGTGTTGCGTGTATTAAAGCAGCATTGCCAAAAAGTAGAGTGAAGTCATCCCAAAAATTAATGTGTGCAAAGTCAATATCTAAAGTTATTATTTGCCTGTGAACTACATTTTTAGGGTTTCTTTTACCACCTCTTAAATAGCCACCAACATAACCTCCTACGTCTTTTATGAAGCCCTGCTCCTTTTTGTTTGCGGCTATAAATTCTTTATAAGTTTCAGTTGTTTTGTTTTCCCGGCTTAACTGCCTAACAAATTCTGAGTAAAGTATTTTTTTGTTTTTCCAAAGTTTTGATTCAGCACTTCGCCCCTTGGCAATGTCAACATACCCATCATATTTCATAAATGCATTATGTTAGTCTTTTTTATAGTATCTAGTTACATATCCATCTGCTTTTAAAGGTAATCCTTTAGCCCAGGTTACATCTTCTCCCATTATAGCACACATTGATTTAAGGGTTTCTTCTGCGTCAGCATTAGGTTGCTCTGCAACAGCTTCATCATGAACGTGCATAGTTATGTCAAACCCAGCTTTATCGAGTCGTATCATTGAGTCAGCTAAGAGGTCTCTTGATATAGCTTGCACTATATTCTCAACAATTTTACCTCCGTAAGTCTCAACATATATCCATTGGTTTTTCTCTAGGTTTCTGTAAGCTACTGCTTGATCTCCAAACTTGTTTTGTTTAAACACTGGGTCCCAGTAATACAGAGATCTACCAGAGGGTAATTGTATTCTTATGCATTTATCATCACAGTGGAATGTTATACCATTGTAGTTAGATTTTACTGTGCCTCTTTTCTTTAGGCATGAGTACATACAATCACCCATGTGATGCCAGAGTTTGACTATGTTTGGATTTGCTTTTCTCCATTTACGAACTACAGCTTTCATTTCAGCCGTGTCCATACCCATTTCTTCACCCCCCATTCTAACCATTGCACCTACTGCACCTTGATAGCCTAGAGCTAACTCTGCGTTTTTACCTTTACTCCTCAGTTCAGATCCTTTGGTGACTTCCTCTATCGGTACATTAAACATTAAAGATGCAGATGCCTCATATATCTTTCCATGAGATCTAAATACGTCTTCTCTCCATTTTTCTTTTGCTAACCATGATAATATTCTAGCTTCAATAGCGCTGAAGTCAGCAACTACAAATGTGTGATCATGTTTTGCAACAAACGTGGTTCGTATCAGCTGAGATAAGATGTCTGAGACGTCTTCAAACAGTATCTCGATCAATTCATAATCATCCTGTTTTACAGCCTCTCTAGTGGCGTCTAAATCACTTATATAATTTCTAGGTAGGTTTTGAAGTTGTACTAACCTGCCAGCCCATCTACCTGTACGGTTAGCACCATAGAATTGAAAGAGCCCGTAAACCCTGTCATTATCACAAGCGCAATTTAGCATCGCAATATATTTTGTGGTCGAGGTTTTGGCTATTTTTCTACGGTAATTTAAAACATCCGCAACAGGGCCCAAGCCAGCTTCTTCGATTAATCCTTCGATGTCATCTTTTGCTAATGATTTTACTTCTCTTTGCAAGTGCTTACCGAGCCAATCTTTAAGCTGCTTGGGGCTGTTGGGATTTTCTACACCAGATAATTCTATCATCTTGGCCTTTATCTTAGCTACGTACTTGTAGTTTATATCTCTACATATTGTAGCCATTTTAATATCTACTTTAATGCCACGGTCATTTATCTCCTGGTCAAGTATGTAGTTTTCTCTTTCAAATTGTGGTATTTTATACTCAGATAGTATGTAGCCTATTTCTCTTTCTGCTTCAACATCTCTGTTGCAGTATTCTTTAAACTGCTCCCACTTTTCTAAATTGTCTGATGCGTAATTTCTTACAGCATAGCCATTGCGTTTTGTAGGTTTAATTGGTATGCAGAAAAACTTTATAAGAGCTATACCTGCTGAAGACTTCCCTTTTTCACCTAAATCTAAGGCTTTAGATACACCACCTAAAGAGAGAGGTAAGCCACAATATGCGGACTTTACAGCATTACAGTACCACTGGTTTATGGGTATGTTGTAACCCATTGCTTTAAACACCTGTCTTTCAAATGAGGCATTGTGTGCGTGTTTTTCTACTCTTGGGTTTTTTAGAGCATCCGTGAATTCTTTTGGGAGTTGTTCCCCTAACGCTAAGTCTATTACCTTTATCGTCCCATTATCAAATGCGTAGGCACACATTAAGCATTCAAAATCTAATGCTTGTGTATATTTATAATGACCTGAATCTTTAATTGATATTGAGCTAAAGGTTTCCACGTCAATGTGTAGTTGCTTTATCATATATCTCTGTGCTTGTTTCTTTAAAAAATAAAACCCCAACCTACAGATAGCAGAATTATGAAAACTGCATACTGTATAATAGCATTACTGTTGCTAATTAAATGTTGGGGCTTTGTTTGTGAGGTGGATGAGTAACGAACTCACCCACCACTTAGGTTTGTTAGACACTAATAATCTCAGTCATATAATGTAGTGCCAATTACATTAACCCATCTGAGTCGTCATCTGCACCGAAATCTTCTTCTGCAGTACTTATTTGTCCACCAAGACGTTCTCCTTCTTTTAGTTTTTGGATGTTGTTAAGCCCACAAGCAATACCTTTACTACCCCCAGCATCATATGCATAAAATGATAGTGATGCTCGGCCGTAGCAACCGCTGTAGAACTCTTCTTGGCTAATTATTTCGTCTAGATTCTCATCAACAATCTGAGGTTTACGGTTACTGTTGGCAGTCAAAAACATTTTGCCTTCGTATGCTTCATCATCTTCCCGGTCTTCATCCCCATCTCTAAGTGGAGTTTTTAGGTTCTTAGGAACTTTCCCCCCAAATTTTCCTTTTCCATCTTCCTTAGCTTCAGTTATAGCTTCCCTAATTTTTTTCAGGGTTTTCTTATCTGACTTGTCAACTACAATTGAAACACTGAACTTTTTTGGTTGGTCCTCGTTAAGAGATGTAGGCTCAAATACATGGGCATAGCTAAATCTAACGTTTCCAGTGATAATTCTTGTGCTCATAACTTTTTTATTTAATTAAATATTCAATTCAAATATACAAATAATATACTGATTAAAAAAATAACTTTAAAAATCATCTAAAATTATTTTTCCCCATCAGCAAATTCATCCTTTGCGGAGTCATTTACATACTCTTTACGCTTGTCACTATCTACTACTAATGAAGGTGCTCCTCTAGGTTTATTTACAAGATCAGAAAGCAGATCAGGAAATGCAAGCTTCCCTAGTAGCTTTTCTATACCAGGTATTCCCAATAGTTTTCTAGGAGCATAATAATCATCCTGCTTAAATCTCTTACCCCTAAGCTTTTTAATTACAGAAGCCTCGTCAACCCATTTTCTGTTCGCTCTACCTTCTACTAGTTTGTAGCCATCCCATTTCTTGCCATTATTAATAGCTTCTTTTGAAACGTACTCAGAAACTGCTTTCTCCCACATTTTTACTTGTGGTATTTTAGCATAGTTCTCTAATACTTCTTCGTCACTCATAAGTCTAGGGTCATTATCATTTTCAGAAAATTCATCTACAGCGACTTGTAAACTCATCTCAGCAAAAGCTTTACACTTTGGAATAGCTTTGCAAAATTTACACCAATCCCCAGGTATAGCTTCACCTTCACCATTATGCGCTTTTTCAGCTGCTGGCATAACAATGTTGTGACCCCATTCTTTTAAATCCTGAGCATGTATCTCCCACACAGATATTGAGTCTAGTCTTGGTTGAACAATTGTAAGCCTAACTGTGTGTATGTCGTACAGTATCTCAGCGGTGTTTAAAGCACCTAGGCCATAAAGCTTTAACTGAGTATTTTCCTCTGAAGATACTTTTACCCCCATGCCGTGTTTGTAGTCAATAACTTCCAAAACACCGTCAGCTACTATACATGTATCTGTGGTTCCAAAGCCACCAGAAACAAATTCTGAAAAATCAACTTTTTCCTCAATTAATATTTCAGCTGACTTAGTAACTCTTTTTGCTGCGGTGTACTGTTGCACAACATAGTCAACATATACCTGTACAAATTCCTCCATCTCTTGAGAGTGCATCTTGTCTAACATAAAGGGAGCAACTGCCTCAGCATGCTCCTTTTTGTTTAGCATTTTTAGGTCTCTCTTTAGATTAAGTTCTGCGAACTCATGCGCCAAGGTTCCTTCTTTGGCGTAGAAATTCGTTTTACTAGGAAAGTGTGACTCAAGCTCTGCACTAGGTGAGCAGTTCATCCATCGATTAGCACCAGAAGCAGATAAGTATGCGTGGCCTCTAGCACTGTGATCTATTTGTTTTTTTCCCATTTTACAGTTCTAATAAAAAGGCATGAAACTCTTCGTAATCTTCCTTTTTAAGGAGCGTCACGTTGTCAGCTTTCAATTCAGTAAGCTTAGCTTTTATTTCTGTCTTGCTAGCCTTAGCTTTTTTAGTCACCAAAGCCCTAATTTGGTCTACTGTTATAGAGGTTGTAGTCTCGTCAGCAGATTCTTCTTCTTGATCCTCTGCAGGGTTTGGTTCTGGCTCTTTTTCTGGCTCAGCTTTTTTAGCTCTAGACTTTCTAGTTTTAGCTTTAGGGGCTTCAGTTTCAGGTTCAGCTGCTTTTTTAGTTGGTTCTACAGTTTCACCCACAGCATTGATTAGAACATTTAATGCCTCAACATGGTTGGCATTCCCAGGATTAAATTTAATCTTGATTTCTGCATTCATAATTTACGTATTATAGTTATTAATAATTGTGTTTAATTTTTTAATGTACTGATCTAAAGATATAGTGTTATTATGTATTATAGTGTCGTGCAGTATAGTTTTCTTGTGGAATAGTGTAGTCGTCCAAGCTTGTGTGTTTATAACTGCTCTGTATTCTTCAGCCTCTAAAATTATCATACCCTCCTTACTTTTTACCCTCCAATTTTTACCTGAGTACAGCTCCTCAATTTCTAAACCTGTATATGTAGAGAGGCGGCTCAATTGATCAGAATCTAACTTGCTCTCGCCTTTTAATATGCGGTCTAGCGCGAGTTTAGGGTATTTTACACAGGGGAATAATTCAGCAGCAACTGCTTTTACTTCAAGGTTGTTACCCTCAATTATTTTAGTTAGATCTATTGTTTTCATATTCAGAATTTATTTATACAAATATACAAATAAACATCAATATTATAAAATATATTTATAAAAAAACTAAAAAGATATTATTGGAAATTCTTTGTTTCTCCCACAGTTTGCACAGAGTGTTGCAAATCAATAACTAGGGAGTAGAGACTTGCTAGGTAGAAACAATGGAAACAATACCTGGCAAACCTTCATATAATCGTTTATCCTTTCTTCTAGGCTATTATAAATCAATAAACAACAATTACAAAAGTTTGTCTCTTTTATTGTTTCCTTTGTTTCTCGGCTGTCCTAGACTTAGGTATCAGTGTCTTAAGGCTATAAACAATGATTGTTTCTCTTTGTTTCTCTTGTTTCTCTTGTTTCTACCTAATAAGCTCATATATTAGCCTGGTTGAGTTTAATTTGTTTTTCTAGAACCTAATCAAGCTGTAGGTTAAGGCTACGCCAAACGTAGCTGAACCTGTATGATCTAACCCTATAAATGGGCCTAAACCAAATCTTTTTTTGTTTACAACAACATTTTGAGATGTCATACCAATTACATGCATTTTTTTATTGGAATTTGTGACTTTAATGAGTATGTTGTCTCTGAAAAAACCCCTGTCTTTTCCTATTACTATCCTCTGCTTATTAATAATAGTTATGTTGCTTAGCGATATGCCAGTGTTTCTTGCAATTCCCTGTATGCTGTAATTAGGATTGCTAGCACTAAAATCTCTGCTGAATACTGATTCCACTTCAGATTTAAATGGTATGTCAACTGTGTCTATTACTACCTTAGTTTCTATAACTGTGGCAGATATTACTCTCTTAAATTGCCTAGTTATATCTTTTAATGAGTCGTCTTTTACCCAAATTTGATTTTGCAGTTCTTTGTTAGTTACATTCAATGTATTCACTTTAGAAACTACCTGGCCCATTTTAGATTCGCTAACCTCAACTTCTTGTTCTAGGTTCTGCATATTGTTTTTTACCCTTTCTACATCATTACTTTTATCACAAGAGTTTACAACTGACAAAGTAAGCAAAACCAGCAAAATAGCTATTAGGCCTAAGCTTACTTTTTTGTTTGAAATTATTTTTTTTACATTTACCATAAAACTCTACTTTTTCTTGCACTTTAATAAAAAGCATAACTACCTCAGTCAAGCCCTTATCACAGCTCATATCTTAGGTCGTTTTTATGGATTGGTCAATTATCTTTTAAGCGGAGCTCAATTTCTATGTTATTGCTATTCTAGGTACCTCTTCGCTAATAACCTATATTGATTTTATTTCTATTTGAATTTCTTTAATTTCAGCTTCTTCTAAGCTGTTTATTAGCTCTTCAATAGCATCACCAGAATTAGCGACATCCATGCTGCGATCATCGTCTATATGCATAAGGTTTTGGCCAATTATAACACAACCTAAAGTATCTCTGTTAAAATTACCTACGTGTATAAGTATTTCACTTCTACTTGGTACGTCTTTAATCCATATACATAAACCAAATTTAGGTGAATTGTGTAACACACCAGTATATATGCCTTCTGGTATACAAGATACATAAGACTCATTGTCTAACCAGGGTAGTTCTAAACTATCCCATACATTTAGTAGCGAGCCATTATCTTCTAATAGGTATAGATTTCCTATAGTTTGACACTCTTCTGGACTGTACCTACTTATTAGTATTTTCATATCTTACGGTATTTCTTAATCTCTTCTAATAAGTTTTTATTCTCCAGTTTAAGCTCGACAACCATCTGTTTAAGATTGTTGTTTTCATTTGTAAGTGTAGACATTTCAGAATGTAAGGCTTTTAAATCTTTTCTTTGGTCTCTATTTTCATCTTTGAATCCCTCTATTTCTCTGGTTTGAAAGTCTACTTTTTCGCGCAAACTTTTCATAAATTCATTGTTCTGCTCAGCCATTTGTTGATAAGCTTTTCCTATCTCAATATTAGCGGTGCTTTCAGATTTCTTTTCCTCTGATTTCTTAAGGTTTTTACCACCAAAAAAAGCCACAATACCTCCAATAGCTCCAGTAATTCCTGTTATTATAATTCCTAAGTTATCTGAAAATACGCTCATAATATTCTATTTTATTTGCTTATTGGCCTCTCTAACGTTCTCAAAAGCTCCAGGTATATGTTCAACAGATTGTAAGATAAAAGTCAACACGGGATCACCAGCATAACATACCACATGTAAACGTGCTTTACTACTCTGCTTTAATTGACATGAACATTTAACTAGTGTTGCTAGCACTACCAGTCACCAACTGCCTAATACCAAATTGACCTGTTACAGCTAAGTTGCTGTGCTCAGTGTGTTTTAAATTGTTCTTAAAGGGTTTTAGCATTGCGATTATTTTATATGTTTATAGGCTGTTGTTGACAAATATACCTAAATTTTATTTAATAAGGTACAACACTTCGTTTTTATGTTTGTTGTTTTAAAAAATCAAATCCTATTATGTTTTTGTTGAAATATACTACGCTATATAGCTACATAACTTGTAGAAAATGTAATTATACCTGCCAGTATAAGCGCACCGCTCTCGTATATGAATGCTTTCCTTATCACGGAAAACATTACCATTGGCATATTTGATATTTCTGTGATCATGTAATTTTGTTTAGTAGTTTCTGACCGAAAAAGCCGCTGATTTTCGCTACTGCCATAGTTCTCAATAATAGCAATCCAAGAAGCAGTGTGATTATGTTTTTGATGGTTTTATGTTGTCCAACTGTCGTTTATTGTCCAACTTTTTGTTATTAGATTTGCTCTTGCAGTATCGCTTGCTGACGTTCTGTTGTTTCTAATTTTTAAGTCACCATTTGATTTTCCATTCGCATCTAAATCAATAAATATTTGGTCTGTTGTTGATGGGTCTTGATTATTTTTATAACAATATAAAGTTATCAATTCAGTATTATTGCTAACATCTAATACTGATATTGCGCTGTTCCAACAACTTAAAGATTTTAATTTAGTGTTGGTGCTTACATCTAATACTGACATTGGGTTGCCCCCACACTGTAAATCTATCAATTCTGTATTCATACTTACATCTAATACCGATATGTCATTGTCCCAACAGTATAAAT